ACTCGCTTTGAGCGTGAAGGTTTGACGTTCAGTGATGATGAGAAGGTGATCGTCTGGGAGGTGTACTTCCGCGAGGAGAAGACTGGGCAGTGGTGCATCAGCACGTTCTCACCAACTCAGCCTGAGACTGATTTGCGCCCGATGATGAAGGTGCCCTACAAGCACGGTAAACCACCGTTCATCGCGTTTCCTTACGAGATCAAAGACCCAGGATTCTACAGTCCACGAGGAGTCGTTGAGCTTCAAGCCACGATGGAGGCTGACCTCACCAAACTCTTAAACGACAAAAACGATTTTATGACGTTGGCGAACAGACCTCTCTTCCGCGCTGAGAGGGATATGCCAAACACCGGCAACCTAAGAATGACACCTGGCAGCATCCTGCCGTTTGGTATTCAGCCGGTTGCCAACCAAGCCCCCCCGATCTCGTTTGACACTCAGATGAACATCATGCGGGAGTTGGCTCAAAACCGAGTATCTACTCCTGACTTTGGCCTAACGCAGACACTTCAAAACACGGAGAGAAGAACAGCAACTGAGATTCAGGCTATCGGTGGCTTGTACCAGCAGAGCAGTGATTTACGGATGCGAATCTTCCGCATAGCACTGGGCAAACTCTACCGGATGAGTTGGTCGCTACTCCTGCAATACGACAAGACTAGCCTGGACTACTGGTACCTCGACACTGCCCAGCAGATACCGCAGGAGGCACTGCACGAGAACTACGGCATTGAGCCAACCGGGAGTGCGGATGGAGTCAACAAACAACTCCTAATGCAGAAGGCAGTCACTCGTTTTCAGATGTTTGCTAATGATCCGTTTATCAATCAAGGCCAACTCCGCAAGAGCATCTTGGAGTCGGATGACGCGACTCTGGTCAAGCGTTTGTACCAAGACCCGATGGATCAACAAGCCACACAAGCCGAGGATCAAGCCAACGAGATTACGTTCCTACGCTTAGGTTTCCCGGCAGTAGTCAAAGACTCTGATGATCACATGGTGCATATCCAGACGGTGGTCAACTACATCCAGAGCAGAGCAGACACAGGTGCCGCACCGGAGCCAGCAGAAGGTCAGATGCTTGAACAACACATTGTTCAGCACCTGGAAGCACTGAAGGAGAAAGACCCAAAGACCGGCAAGCAGGTTGAGGGAGAACTACAGAATTTATTCGCGCAAATGCAGCAGGCAGCCGCGCAAACAGCACAGCAAGATGTTCAGCAAACTGAGGAGATTCCTAACAACGTGGAGAACATTCCGGCAGGTGCCGGAGTGGGTTGATCCACCTGAGTGGACTAACGAACACGCTGCCAAGTTGCAGCAGTTTCTCAGGAGTGAAATAGGCACCAACCTACAACAACACCTGAGAAACTTGCATATCACCAATTGCGATCGGCTAATCTCAGCCCCAGCAGATTTGCATTACCAGGCAGGTCAAGCTGCCGGGTTCAAAGCCGCACTGGCAACCTTAGACGGTTTAGCCACAGTGAGGCAGCAGCCCGAGGAGGAAGTCACAGGAGTGACGGATGACCTGGAATGGCTGAGGCAGCCTGCAAACTAATTTATGTCTGAAACAGTGACAGAAGCACCGAGCCAGGTGACAGGAGAACGCGAGCAATTGCTATCCGCATTAGCTGACGCTGATGTAAGCGCGTTTGACTTAACTGCGAACACTATCTCGATACCGCAGGTCGAGAAACCTGATAAGGAGTCTGCCAAGCAGGAGGACACCCCAGAAGAAGAAGCACCGGAGCAACAACCGGATGAGGAAAAGCTCGAGGAGACACAGGAGGAGGAACAACCCAAGTCCAAGTATTCCCGAGCCAAGAAGTCACAGGATCGAGCTAACAAATCCTGGCGTGAAGTCAACGAGGCCAAAGCTGCTTTGAAGAAAGAACGCGAGGAGTTAGACGCTCAAAAGAAAGCGTACCAGGATGGACACGAGAAAAGTATCGAGGAAATCCAGCAACGCACCAACACCAGTCGCTACTCACCCGAGGAGTATGAGTCTATCGCTCAAGAGTTCGAGGATGAGGGTGATCATGCCAACGCTGAGGCAGCCCGAAAAGCTGCCAAGCAGGCACGGCAAACCGCAACTGAGCAGGAGCAGAAAAAACAACAAGCCGAGTTTGTGTCCAAGTGGGACACGAACTGGAAACAGGCTACTGCCTCTCACAAAGACCTGAATAACCAGGATAGTGATCTGTTCAAGATGGTTGGCCAACTGTTGGAACGTAAACCTGTGCTGACTCAATACCCGGAAGGCATCACTGACGCTGTAGAAGCTGCGTCGATGTACTTAAAAGCAAACCGATCTTCTGATCTGGAAAAACAGGTCAGTGATTTGAAAAAGCAAGTCGCTGAGTATGAGGAAAAACTAACACTGAACGGTAGCCAACCTGGTGGCACAATGCAGATAGAGTCATTCGACAAACTTTCCGCTGATAGGCAGCGAGACGAGTTACTGAAGGCGATGTCTAGTGCAGATGAAGCCGGGGTTGGTATGTTCGCAAATTAAGTAAAATAACATGGCAATTACAAAAGTAGGAACGTCAGGAATATCTGACAGTCTTCAAACTTACTTCGACAAGAAGTTACTGGAGCAGACTCTCAAGAACATCGTTCTTGATCAGTTTGCATACAAATCACCTCTCCCTAGCAAGATCGGCAGTAAGGACGTTAAGTTCTTCCGCTATCCTGAAAGTGCTACAACTGACGTTGAGTCACTGACTGAAGGCGAGGCAATGGCAACGAGCAAGTACAAGCAACTTTCGCTTGAAACGGTGAGTGTCAGCTTGTCTCAGTACGGACAGATCGTGGGCATCAGTGATCTGCTTTCGGCGGTTGAGTTGTTTAACCACATGGAGCAGGCCACCGTCCAGAACGGACAGGATGCTGCGCTGAAGGTTGACGAGATTCTACGCAACAAGTTGGGAAGCAACGTCACCGGCAAGCAGAAGCGTTTTGCTGGTGCCGCTACAACTTGGGCTACAGTTGGTGGCACTGATGACGCGATGACTGCGCTCGACATCCTTGATGCCAGCACGAACCTTCGCTCCAAAAACGCTCGTACAAGCAACGGTTACTTCACTGCTATCATGGCACCTGAAGTCGCTCGTGACTTGATGAACGACGATGATTGGTTGGAAGCAAGCAAGTATGGTGACCCGGATCAGTTGTTCCGTGGCGAGGTTGGAAGGTATGCAGGGACACGAGTGGTGACTACCACAAATCCGTTTATCTCTAAGCAAGCCACAGGTCAATACACCTACGATGCTACTGGTGCGAAATACTCCACATTCGTTGTAGGAGATCAGGCTTACGGTGGTGTTAACCTTGCGACAATGAGCGCATACGCACCTAAGATGATGATCAGTCAAGGCCCGGACAAGTCTGATCCGTTAGCTCAGTTGACCACGGTTGGGTTCAAGTTCTACTACGGTTGTGAAGTTCTTCAAGCTTCTCACCTGGTAGAAATCTACTCCACCACCAACTACACAGCAGCAACCTAATCTATTTAGCCGGGGAGGTTAATAGCCTCCCTGGCTACTTTGCTTTATGCCTAAAGTAGAAATACCGCTGACCGCTCTGCAAGTCGCAGACGAGGAAGGCGTGATGGTCGCTCCCGAGGTGGGTGATGCTGTTAGCTTTACAATAGACGGTTCTGTGGAATCGATGGGCGATGAGTTCGCCACAGTCGAGATGCAGACAGTCAACGGTGAGCCAGCATACCCGGAGGAGGTAGAAGAGACAGTCACCGAAGTCGAGGCACCGTCCAGAGATGAGATGGTTGCCGCGATGGAGGAAATAGATCAGGCAGGAGGATTATAAGATATGAGTACAAAAAATGTAGGTAACCCGCTTCAAGGCCGAAGGCTGAAAGGCGGTAATAGCGGTCAGGAAGCTATAGAGATTAAGGCGGCGATAGGAGACGGGACAACCACCGGATCGGCTACTCCGTTTCTCAAGCTGACAGGAACATCAGGAGCAAACACTCAAAGTGACTTCAACATTACAACAGCAGATGTCACTGGTAGCGGAGCAGCACCTGGAGGAATGCACAAAGCGGTGCTGGTTGACGTTCTTGGCACCAAGTACTGGATACCTCTGTACGCATCAACCTAATGCCTCTTGTTGAGTTCAAAAATCACGAGACGGGGGAGATCAAGGAGTTCTTGGTCTCCTCCGACCTCGATAATTTTAGTGATGGCACTGGCACCTGGGCAAAGCTTGAGGTGCCAACGAGTTTCGCCATCGGAGGTATGCGGTCAGCACCGTCTCAGACAGAGATGATGAAGCGCGGCTACCACCGGCAAGAAAACTCTAAGAAAGGCTGGAAGAGCGAGTTCAGCCGACAAAAAGTAAAAAAGATTTGGGGATTATAAACGATGGCAAGACAGAACGATGCACTAGCCAACTTTGGCGCGACAACGAACGAGGAACTGAGCGTAGGAACCGGGGCATCGATCCCCACAGGTTTAAGCGATGACTGTTCTCCTGCATTTCTGCTGATCCAGAACGTAGGCACTACTCCAGTATTTTACCGCTTGGGCAATGTCACTGCTGGTCAGACCTGTGCAAAAACATCAGGCAACTACACCGGCATTCTGGCAGCCTGCACAGCAGACGAGGATGGCACTGGTGGAGTGATCAGCTTTGCTGGGTACACCGGAGGACTCAGCTTTGTAGTCGCAAGCGGCACAGGCAAGGTAAACGTCAGCCACAGCGGCAGATTGGGAGACTAAGCTATGGGTATAGCCAACATAATTAACAACTCCACCACAACGAGTGGCGGGGAGATAATCCGCGAGTTAGTTAATAGCTCAGACGGGCAGGGCTTGCATTTTGATGGAACGGCGGGTGCTATCAGTCTTGGCGCCTCAATGCCGGATTTAGGCACTCAATATTCTTTAGAATTTGTAGTCAAAGGCGACTCGAAAACTGGCGAAACCTACTTGCTTGACGCTTACAATTCCAGCAACACAAAGCGGTTAACTTTTGTTTGGACTGTTAGCGGCAACATACAGCTAAACATCAACACATCGTCAACGGCTTCATTTGTTGCTACACCGGATAATGACGAAGTCGTACACTTGCTTTTAAGTGTGGATGGCACTTCAGCTACCCTCTACAAAAATGGCAATTCCGTCAGCACTAAGACCGTCGTCGCTAATGCTTTATCCGGCGCAACTTCAAGCCACATTGGCGCAAGCCAAGACGGTTCGAGCAATTTCTTCAGCGGCACTATATATCGCACAAGATTCTATAATCGCGCTTTATCCAGCACAGAGGTGCAGACAGCGTTCGAGCGGGCAGACGTTCCGGTGGCTGACCGGTACGGGCGGCAAGCTGTGACAGACGGCAGCGCAATTAGTTCGACAAACTGGACAAACGGAAGTGGTTGGGGGTTTGGTTCTGGAAAAGCTACATTTACACAAACTGGAGCCGTAGTAGGTGCGATTTCGCAAACCGGCGTGTTCACCACAGCAGATGTTGGGAAAAAAGTTCATATAACTTTTACTGTCGAAACAGCAACCGCAGCAATTTTAATTGGAAATGCTTCTGGCGGCACTCAATATTTAGGAACGGGTTATGTTTCGTACGGAGTCGGAACTCATACGGTAGAGTTCACAATGCCTTCCGGTGAAACAACTCTTGGCTTTTGGGCCAACGGTGCGACTTCCACAATTAGCAATATTTCGGTTCACGTTGAGGGTTGTGTGGCGGATATGGATTTGGCATTTGCCAACCCGACGCAATCGACAATTGTTCGCGACCGTTCAACAAATAACATAAACGGCACGGCCAGCAGCAGCACGGCGGTAAGCCAAGTGCAGAAAATTCGGCAACTAAACTCTGAGAAATTATTTATCAGCGACCTACCAACATCAAACCCCGGCGGTTCTAATCAAGTGTGGAGCGACTCAGGAACTTTAAAAATTACTTAACATATGATAACCATCAGCACAACACCCACAGAGAGGCTTAACGCATCCCGCGTGGATATTACATTAGACTCCGCTCAGGAGTTTGGTATGCAATTCAGCATCGCCGCATTTGGCAAAATCACAGATGCAGAAGGCAACGAAGTGTGGGGACAGAACCCGCTGTATTCGGGACTTCTCAATATTTCAGGAAAAACTTGGGATCATTGGGGGTCAGCCGTAGACGATGCGACTTATGTCGGCAATCTCGCATTAGCGCAGCTTGGCCTCACGCGGGCACCAGAAGAAGCATCTGAAGCACCTGCGGAGGAGGCACCTGAAGAAGCTCCGGCTGAAAAAGCAGAAGAGGCACCTGCTGAGGAGTAGTAATCTTCCGGGGGGATGAGTGGACACAGAGACAATCAAAGACCTCGGGGCACCAATCGCCATGACGGTAGCGATGAGCTACTACATTTGGCGAATGACTCAATTTCTTTTGACAAGTCTCACCGATTCTCTGGCGGAAAACCGGGACATCCTGGTAAAACTTATTGATTCTATAAATGCCATCAAGTCAGACCAGACCAGCCGCATCTGCGAACTCGAGCAAAGAGTCGCGGAGGTTAGGGAGCAACATCGCAATTACAACAATCTGCTTGTGGGCAATCGCGGTGGGGATCGGGTGCAGCAACCTCGGAGCGATTCGTGACGTAAGATTGGGCATTACCGGCTTTGAGGTGGAGACCTGGGAACCGGAGGAGTACAAGTTTAATGAGTGGCAGAGAAGCACCAACGGAGTGTGGAACAGGAGATGAATTTCGATGATATTAAAGTCGCTATTAGTTCAGCAGTTGGGATCGGCAACTGGATGGTTGAGATCGACCTCATCCTCAAGCTTGGCATCAGCGTTGCGAGCTTGATTTACATAATTTTAAAGATAAGGCAGCTTTTAAAAAGACAAGATTAACATGTGGAAAAGTAAAACAGTGTATGCAGGTTTAGCTGGAATCGTTTCTAGCTTTGGTTTGTTCATGTCATCGGAGCTAAGTCTCGCAGAGTTCCTCCAGGTGGCAGTACCCAGCGTCCTGGCAATCTTCCTGAGAGCCGGGGTGCAGAAAAGCACAGATGCCGCTGAGGCAGCAGCAGAAGCTGCGAGCAGTGTCACACCTGCCCCCAAGAAGAAGGCAGCTAACTAGGAGGCAATCAGATGGCAGGTTTAAGCACCACACAGTCATTCGCAGATGGTGACACCGTAACGGCTGCCAAGCTGAACAACATCATCGCAAATGCATCGATAGATGATGACGCAGTGACCACAGCGAAGATCGATGATAACGCTGTGACGTTGGCCCAAATGGCAAACAACTCGGTGGACACTGCTGAGTTGGTTGATGACGCAGTACAGAACAGCAAGCTGGAGGAGATGGCGGCCAAGACGGTCAAGGCCAACGCTACCAACGCTACTGCTAATCCGACTGACGTTGCTGTGGCAGCCAACAAGCTGCTGGTAGGCACCAGCAACAGCATCAATGCGGTCAGCTTTACAGACGATCTTGAGTTGGATGCCAGTGACTCTGCTGCCACAAAGATCAAAGCGGCAGCCACACTGATAGGTGGCAAATCCAGCGTCACTGCTAACTCTTCAGATGAGCTACTCGTCAAGTCCGCATCTGACGGTGCGCTGAAGCGAGCAACTGCTCAGTCTGTAGTGCAAAGCCAGGTGGCCACCACAA